AAATGCATTAGGTCTATCTACAAAAGCTGATTTAGAAGAAGAAGCTAGGTTAAAAGCCCAAGTTATTGAATTAGAAACAGCAAGGTTAAGAAAGCAAAAAGCATTAACAGCAGAACTTACAACAGCAACTCGTGAAAAAGCAGCAGAAGAAAAGGCTATTAAAGACCAAGAGGCAGCAGAAGAAAAAGAACGTAAAGACAAGTTAGCAAAAGAAGATGCTGAAAGATTAAAAGAAAAACAAAGGTTAGAAAAAGAAGCAGCAGATAAAAAGGCTGCTGATGACAAAGCAGAAGCAGAAAGGGTTGCTGCATTTGAACAGTTTAAGGAACAATCTATACAACAAGGAATTGCAGGAGCAACTGCTTTAGTTGGTAAAAACTCTAAATTTGGAAAAGCAATAGCAGTAGCAAATGCTATTAGAGATACTTATGCAGGAGCAAACAAAGCCCTTGCACAAGGCGGTATATTTGGTTTTATAGGTGCAGCAGGTATAGTTGCAGCAGGTTTAGCAAATGTTAAAACAATTACATCAACTAAAGACCCTAAAGCACCAAGCGGTATAAGTACAGGTAGCGCACCTAGTAGCGCACCAATAGCACCACCATCTTTACCCCCTGCATTTAACATAGTAGGAGCAGGAGCAGGAAACCAATTAGCAGAAACAATAGCAGGGCAAAACGAAAGACCTATTAAAGCGTTTGTAACATCACAAGACGTAACAACTGCACAAAGTTTAGAGCGTAATATAGTAGAGGGTGCATCAATATAGTAAAATATAAAAATTAAACGTTATAGTTATATGAGGATAGTCGAACTTATTTTAGATGAAAATAGTGTAGAGGGTATAGAGGCTATCTCTATTGTAGAAAACCCTGCCATTGAGGAGGACTTTGTAGCACTAAAAAACGAAGAAGTACAACTAGCACAAATAGACAAACAACTATTGGTAGGTGCTTTGCTTATTCCTAACAAACCTATATACAGACGTAGAGGAGAAGATGAGTATTATATTTACTTCTCTAAAGACACTATCCGTAAGGCTGCTGAAATGTACCTTATGAAAGGCAATCAGAACAACAGCACACTAGAACACCAACACAGCTTAAACGGGCTTACGCTAGTAGAGAGTTGGCTAGTAGAAGATGAAACACACGATAAGTCTAGGAAGTATGGCTTAAACGTACCTGTGGGTACTTGGATGGGTGTAGTCAAAGTAAACAACGATGAGGTTTGGAATGACTATGTAAAAACAGGCAAAGTAAAAGGCTTCTCAATAGAGGGGTACTTCATTGACAAGATGGAAAGACCTAAAGAACCTATAAACGACTTTGAAGAAGAAGAAGCAGAGGAGATGCTATCTTATATACGTAGAATTGTAAGAGATGACAAACGTTATAAAGACGGTAAGAAAGAAGAACTAGAAAGCTATTCAGATTATCCTGATGCCGTAAAGAATAACGCACAAAGAGGCATAGACCTAAACAAAGAGATAAACAACAAGTGCGCAACTGACGTGGGCAAGATACGAGCGCAACAATTAGCACAAGGTAAACCTATTAGCGAAAACACTATTAAACGTATGTACTCTTATTTGTCAAGAGCAGAGGAGTATTACGATGAAGGAGATACTAAAGCGTGTGGTACTATATCCTACTTGTTGTGGGGTGGTAAAGCTGCTAAACGATGGTCAGAAAGCAAACTAAAAGAATTAGACTTATTAGAGTTAAGCGAAGTAGTAAGCGACACTATGGCTATTATAGATGATAGACTAGCATACTCTACTAAAGAACTAGCAATAAAAGCAGCACAGGATATAGGTTGTGAGAGTTACCACGAACACGAGTACGAGGGTAAGACTTGGTTTATGCCTTGTGAGCAACACAAATTAGAAAAGCCTTGCACATCAGGTTATAGGCAATACGGAATGAAAGAGAAAGACGGTAAGTTAGTTCCTAATTGCATACCTATTAAGTAATGGCTAAAAGAATAGAAGTAGCGCATATAATAAAACCTAAAGTAAGACGTAAGGGTGTACACGCTAAAACAAAAATGAGTAGCATAAAGGGCAGTAAGAACTATAAAAAAAAATATAAAGGACAAGGCAAATGTTAAAGAGATTTTTGACACCATCAAAGACAAGCCCTAAAGGCAGTAAACGCGGATGTTTATGTGCTGACAAAGACACTTACAGTATAAAATGCTGTAAAGGTAAACTAATCAATCAAGGCATTGGTAAAATTTAAAAATGTAAAATAAGTTAAATAAATAGTTATAGTTATATGAAAGCAACCGAAATGTTAAATAAGATTAAAACCTATCTAGGTGAAGAAGCTACTGACATTGTGAATGATGTTGAGCAAAGCCAAGAAAAGGTTGAACTAGCAACTGCAAAGCTAGAAAACGGTACTGTGTTAGAAGCAGAAGCGTTTGAAGCAGGAAAAGAAATATTTATTATTACCGAAGATGACAAAGTAGCATTGCCTGTTGGCGATTATACTATGGAAGATGGTAAGATGCTAGTAGTAGCAGAAGAAGGCATTATTGCTGAAATCAAAGACCTAGACGAAGAAGCTGAAGAAGAAGTAGAAGCTGAAGAAGATAAAGAAGAAATGGGTTATGTTACTAAAGAAGAACTAGCAGAAGCAGTATCTGAAATCAAAGCTATGATTGAGGATATGAAGAAAGAAGAAATGAGCGAAGAAGTAGTTGAAGAAGCAGAAGTAGAATTATCAGAGGAATTACCGAAAGAAGTAAAAGAGGAATTGTCTGAACCTGCTGCCGAGCCTATTGCTCATAACCCTGAACAAAAAAATAACAATATTGGTGTAAAGTTTGCACAAAACAGAAAGCAAACAACACTCGATAAAGTAATGTCTAAAATTAACAATTAAAATTAAATAAAATGCCAAACCCAACTATTACAAGTTCAAGTTACGCAGGAGAGTTTGCAGGAAAATATCTTGCTGCTGCACTTTTGTCTGCTGATACACTAGATAGCGGAACTGTTACTATTTTACCTAACGTAAAGTATAAAGCTGCTATGAAAGTAGGTTCTTTTGCAAATCTTGTCCGCTCTGCTGACTGTGATTTTGACGATAGCACCTCTACAATGACACTAACCGAGAAAGTACTTACTCCTGCTGAATTGCAAGTAAACTTACAAATCTGTAAGAAAGAATTGCACGCAGATTGGGAAGCTGCTCAAATGGGCTTTAGTGCTTTTGATGAATTGCCACCTTTATTCTCTGACTTCGTTATCGCACAGGTAGCTGCTGAAGTTGCTAATGCAACTGAAACTTCTATTTGGTCAGGTAGCACAGGAGAAGGTTCTTTTGATGGTTTTGATACTCTATTAACTGCTGACGGTGGTGCTGATGTAACTGCTGCTTCTGTTGATAGCACAAACGTAATTGCACAATTAGGTGCTATTGTAGATGCCATTCCTTCTACTGTTTACGGAAAAGAAGACCTTAACCTTTATGTATCTTCAAACATTGCTAGAGCGTATGTACGTGCTTTAGGTGGATTTGTTGCTACTATTGGTGGTGCAGGTACAGATAACAAAGGTTCACAATGGTACAACGGTGGTCAGCTTTCTTTTGAAGGTATCAACATTGTTGTAGCTAAAGGACTTGCTGATAACACAGCAATTGCTGCACAGAAATCTAACCTATTCTTTGGTACAGGTCTACTAGATGACCGTAACGAAGTTAAAGTTATTGATATGGCTGACCTTGATGGTTCACAAAACGTAAGAGTTGTGATGCGTTACACAGCAGGTGTACAATACGGAGTAAGAGGCGATATCGTTCTTTACTCATAATTTTAACTAACATAGAAAGGGTGGGCTAGGTGTATCCTACCTGCCCTTTTTTAATAAATAAATAAATATGAGTTGTGCAATAACAAAAGGTAGAGGTATAGGCTGTAAAGCAGCTTATGCAGGTATCAAAAATGTATATATACTTGATTATAGCGCAGCGATTGCAGCGTTAAGCCCTTCATCAGGAACGGTAACATTACCATCAGATGGAAGTGCTGAATTTTTCAAGTTTGAGGTAAAAGGTGGTCAAACATCTTTAGAAACAAGCGTAACATCAAGCAGAGAAAATGGAACTACTTTTTATGAAAGTACTCTAAATATTACTTTTCAAAACCTAGATGTTGCAACACAAGAGGAAATAAAACTCTTAAACAGAGGTAGAGCGCACTATGTTGTTGAACTATATCCTGATGGTACAGGTACTACAAAGTACTTACTAGTAGGAAAAGACAACGGTGCAGAGGTTACAGGTGGTACTATTGTAACAGGAGCAGCAGCAGGGGATTTACAAGGGTTTACACTTACAGCAACAGCCAGTGAGGTTAACCCACCATTCTTTGCAACAGCACCTGACGAAAGTGCTACAACACCTATTACTCCTGCTTAATATATTTTTTATATATTTGCGTAGAGTATAAGTTTTTTTTGATTATGATAGAGGGGGGTGCATTAGCATCCCTCTTTTTTTATTACAAATTCTCACTTTTTATCGTTATACTTATATGAAGATTGTATCAGTATCGCAAACACAAACATTTAAGTATATACCAAGAGCAGAGTATGTTACTCAAACGCTTACATATACTGTTACTGATGAACAAACTAACAAGTCTGAAACAATTACAGCATCTACTGTTGTTGATAGCAATGAAAACTTTTTAACAGCTTCTATGACATTTGGCAGCAGCAACGCACCATTTAGAGAAGGACACTTTTACACACTAGAGGTTTTAAATGGCAGCACATTAGTATATAGAGATAAATTGTTTTGTACAGCACAAGCACCTGTAACACAAAGCAGGTATAATGTAAATAAAGACGTTTACGATACAAACGATACACACAATAACGATTATATAGTATTATGATACACGCTTTAAGTTTATCGAATTATGTTAGCCCTACTATTGAAGAAAAAAAGGGTAAGGCATTTGTAACATACGGAGATAAAAACTCATACTTTCAGTACCTAATAGACCGTTACAATGGTAGTCCTACAAACAATGCTGTTATAAACGGTATTAGTGAAATGATATACGGCAAAGGATTAGATGCTACTGACAGCAACAAGAAGCCTGATGCTTACGCACAAGCCATTACACTATTACATAAAGACTGTTTACGCAAACTATGTGCAGACCTTAAATTGTTTGGTCAATGTAGTATGCAGGTAATTTACAGTAAGGATAGAAAAAAGATAGCAAGGGTTGAGCATATACCTGTTGAACAACTAGCTGCTGAAAAGTGCAACGACAAAGGAGAAATAGAAGCATATTACTACTCTAATGATTGGGCTAAATACAACCGTATTAACCAAGTAAAGCGCATACCTGCTTTTGGTATGAGTAATGAAGCTATTGAGATTGTGTACGTTAAACCTTACAGAGCAGGATACAAGTACTATGCCACCCCTGACTATCAAGGTGGGTTGCAGTATGCAGACCTAGAAGAAGAAATATCTAACTTTCATATAAATAACATACAATCAGGATTAAGTCCTAGTATGCTTATTAACTTTAATTCAGGTACTCCTAGTGCAGAAGAAAGAGAACAAATAGAAAGACGTATCTATGATAAGTTTTCAGGAAGTAGTAATGCAGGTAAGTTTATACTATCATTTAACGATAGCCCTGAAACAGCAGCTACAATAGACCCTGTACAGTTAAGTGATGCACACAACCAATATCAGTTTTTAAGCGATGAGAGCAGCCGTAAGATACTTGTAGCGCACAGGGTAGTATCTCCTATGCTTTTAGGTATTAAAGATAACACAGGGCTTGGAAACAACGCAGAGGAGTTAGAAACAGCTACAAAGCTAATGATGAACTTGGTT